TGTGTAGTTGAAATTTAATAGAAATTAAATCGAGTTTAGTTAACATCTTTATGAGTAAACTCATGATAAAACTCAAATCAGACTATTTTCAAGTATCTTTTAGCATCCCAGCCACTTGGAATCTTTGCCCAATCTCCATCGAATTGAGATACAGTAACACGAGTGCCATAATTTAGACATCCGTCCTTGTCGTAATCGTGGGCTTTAGCATTCTTAGTTAATTCCTCATATGTCTTTCTTCTACAGTTAGCTCCTGGTCCTGTTCTGACACTTAAATCACTAGCAGTAATCATATAAGTGCCTAATGCGTTAGATGTATTACTCTGTGGTTTAGAAGTAGAAGCATGTGCTTGTGTTTCGTATGCTGGACATCCAAAGCCACGGATATATCTGCCATTTACATTTAGCACTCTTCTAAAAACGGAATCACTCTTATTGCCTTCAATCACGGTAATTTTGCCATTCTCTACTTTTTCTACATATCCAACATGTTCTGATGTTCCTTTGCAGTCACCTTTACCACTGTCCTGCCAGTCGTAAAAAATCACATCTCCTAGGTGTGGCACGTGTCCATCGTCTTCAGTCCAGCGACCCATGTTCTTAAACTTTTCAATCATCTTATTACAAGAACATTCTAAAGGAATGATGTCAGTGTAATTGGCTTTAATTGCACATGCTGAAACAAATGTGGCACACCAGCTGTCAGTATACTTAACCTTATACCCTCTTGCGAGTGGTTTGTGATTATTGTACACATCAATAATTTCATGATGTGAACCATTTGATTCCTTTCTTCCAATCCATCCACGTGCGATGTCTAAAATAGTGTTTGCGTTTTTACTCATACTTTATACCTTCTTTCTTATAATTCAATTCCTTCGATTTCTGCTCTAATCTTAAGAGTGCGAATATAATTACCTAAATGCTTTTTCTGCTCTTTTAATAAATCGAGCGAACATCTAGGAATGAATGTTAAGGTACGTGCCTCATACTTGACAGTCATATCATCTAATTTGTCATATCTGATTTTTGCCTGCCAGTACTCAGCCTTGAATCTATCTTTATATTCAGCGCTGTTCATTAATTCAATTGTGTCTTGTAATTCCATGTTTTATTCTCCTTTGTTAATTGCGTTTTCTGCCACTTCTAAGCCTTTTGTTAGTACAGATGGTACGTTATCGCCTGCTTCCACAAAGTTTTCAATAATGCTTCTTAATTCATTGATAATAAGTGATGCTAGAGTGAACCAACCTACGTATGTTGTGATAGTTAAGTCAACATTGATAGTCTGTCCAATCTCGATGAAGATTGCAGATGCTAAGAAAGCAACAAGCACCATGAGCCAGTAGCCTAGTTTCTTCCAAACACCACGCACTCCTTTAGCGGAATTTTCCTTTCCTGTTAATCTAGACTTTCTGATTCCTGTGATGTAGTCAATGATGTTAAGTGTGAGAAACCCTACAAATAACAGCCAATGAGTGCCAAATACTGCACTCAGTACAGCCACAATAGTTCCTCCAACTGCATTGATAGTGTCCATATACTTTAATGATGTGTCATATAATTTCATATTTAATCTCCTTAAGCATAGCAGTACACGAATGTACCGCAGATATATTGGTTGTTGATGTTGTTTGTGATGGATGTCAGAGTGAAATGGTTTGCCGTCATATCATTAGTCTTTGGATAGAATCTAATGACTAAACCAGCATCCGATGCGCCATTAGGTATCGGTATGAAAATGTTACCTCTTGGGACTTTATCACTTGGAAAACCTTCCCACATGTACCCCATGGTGTTCCCACCAATCGGAGCATTTATAAGCCCATCCCAGTTCAGTTCGCAGAGTTTCAACCCGTCGTTATATCGGTATTTCAGTGTGATACCACATGCATTAGTTCCACAAGAAATCCAATCAGACCAGCCAATATACTTATGCTGTATTTTTCCATCCTTAAGAACAAGAATCCATGTATCAATCTGATTTTCAGTGTCAAAATCAAAGGCATAACCATTATAGGACTGCGCTTCAAGAGGCATATCCACCTTTAATTTACCGCTCTCTGCTTTGCATCCAACTCCAATTCCTCTGCCGTCAGCTGAAAAATCAAGCAGTTTAAATGAAGGAGCGATAGCAGCATAAGATGCAACACCATCTGTAGTGAAGCAATCCTTCACAAGCACTCTGAAAGAATAGGCATTGTCTGCGCTGAACTTGCCAGCAGATGATATATATACCTTGTTCTCGCCACTGTATGAATCTGTATAAGTTGCAAGAGTAGTCCATGTTTCACCATTTTTATACTGGATCATGACAGACTTATCATTTTTATTCGCAACAGGTGCAATTGAAAATGAATAAGTAATCTTAACTGCCGTACCTTCATCGTCTGCTTTGTTAGTCGATACATTCCAACGTTGTGCAGTGACATTCTTAACAGTCGGTGACCACCACTGCGTGACACTGATATTCTTCGAAAGTGCGGCTTTCTGTCCTCTTGAATCTGTAACTGTCGATTTAAGTGTAACTGTGCCAGATGATTTCAACGGCTGAGTTGTAAAAAAACTGTTTGGTCCAGGTATGATCTGTCCATCAATCTCATTGTAATAGTAAGTAATTGAAGCACCGTTCTTCGCCGTTGCTGATACATTACATTTGACTTTCGAAACGCCCTGTATAATTGTTGATGCTCCGAATCTTTTTGCGATTGCAGCATCTTCATTTGTGTATGTGATTCCTGTTACAGTTGGCTCATAGCCCGATGGCAGTACTAAATCCAATCGGCAGTAGTTAGTACCGATGTACTTTCCGGCACGATTGTATGTATCTACCTTGAATGTCATATATGAATATGACGTGTTAGTCATCTTGCTAATCAGTGAAGTCGGTACTGTCCATCTGAATTCGTCATTCCACTGATTAGCAGCAATCTGTACATTCATATCGTAATAACTGTATGAGATTACATGACCAAAGTCAGATGATGCCCTAGGTGTCTTGATTGTCACACTGTTTCCAAAATAAACTGATGTTGGAGAACAGTAAGGCTTAGTTGCTCTAGGAATGACATCGCAGTCAACACCACCCGAAGCAGATACACTGCCCACATAACTACCCGAAAGAGTTACTTTCAATTCCTGTGAGAATGAGAAATCAAAATGCTTGCCACCGTTACTGTCATGAGGGATTCTAATATTAGTAACCGTCGCAAGTGTCTTTGTTCCACTTCCTCCAATAGTCACACCGCCCGACCAGATGAGTGCGCCATTTGCCCACATAGAGCCGTATTTAGTAGCATTTGAATTGATATTCCACTTATAATACTTTGTCAGCGTAGCAGTCCATAAATCATAGTTTCCGTCAACATTGACACCTGTTCGTGTCATTGTCATTGTGACATTACCATTGCCGCCACCAAACGAAGCACTGCATGTTGCATATGTTGCCATCAGTCACCACCTACTTTCTTAAAGGTTAAAGATCCATCGCGGTTAACAATGAATCCGAAGTTTCCAATCCTTAATGAACTAGAAACTTCGATGTTTGAGTTATACATTCTGTTATTAGCAAAATACGCTACTTCATCATTGTTCTGAAGAATAGAGTACTTGCTGTTTGTCTGTTTGGTTTTGAATTCAGATTCCTGCTTACCTATCTCTATGCCGTCTGCATTGAATCTGATATAAGTATTCAGCTGAGTCTGATTGTTTGATACAGTATCAGAAAGAGAACTAAAGTCTTCTTTCTTTACGAATCCCATCTGAATGCTTTCCGTTGTCTGCTGAATAGTAGATACAGTAGAAGCAAGGTTTGCACCGTCAGAGGCACTGTAATAATTCTCTGATACTGTCTGTAAGATGGATGCCTTTGTCTGTTCTATAGACGAAGAAACATTCTTAGTTGCCTGCTGCAGCTGATTGTTCATATTGTTTATTCTGTTGTCGTAATCATCAATGATTGACTTTAGGTCATTTGCAAGCACTGGGGTGGTCGTTGTATATGTTCCATCATCCCATAATATCTTCGACCTAACCCAGTAATAATGCTTGTCAATGTAGTCATCGGGAACGCTTTTCCACCCGTTACTGCTTGCATCGGGCATTTCCGTTGCTGAATCTGATAAGTAATACTCCGGAGTGATTGAGCGAATTCCCTGCCCGTCCTCGCCATCATTAACTCTCACGAGGGTCATGCTAGCCGATGCCTTAACCATATAATTAACCTTCTAGCTGAGCGCTGAATGTTGCCTTGTTTGTGATATCACCTGCACCGATTGTGTATGTCGCACCTGTTGCTACAGAAGTAGTTCCGCCGTCCTTATACCACTTGATAGCTCCTAATGCAGATAACGCAGAACCAGTCACTTCAACTCCACCTTTATAAACATGAGCAGTTAAAGTTGTAGCAATAGCAGTGTTCTTGAAGATTGTTCCACCGCTTGAGGTGATAGCCATGGTAATAGCATCCTTGCCATTTGTTCCGTTGATTCCGTTTGTACCTTTGTAAGATACAGAATATGATTCAGTATGCTTACCATCCGAATAGTTTACAACAGTCTTTGTCCATAAGTACTGACCATTTGCCACGCTAGGCACTGTAGTACTCCAAGTTCCTGTTGGAGGAGTAGTGCCGCTTGTGCCTGCCTGGTATGTTACAGATGTTGAACTTACAGTAACGCTTGTACCGTTTGAACCATTTGAGCCGTTTGTACCCTTGTAAGAGACTGAGTAGGCTTCTGTTGATTTGCCATCAGAATACCTAACTACTGTCTTAGTCCAAAGGAACTGACCATTAGGTACATTTGGAACAGTAGCGCTCCATTCACCTGTTGGCTTAGTAGTTCCACTTGCACCGACCTGGTAAGTTACAGAAGTAGAACTTACGGTAACACTTGTACCATTCTGACCTGTCTGACCCTTGAATGCGATTGAGTAACTGAATGTCTTGTTGATTGTGATATCACCATTCACAACAATAGGAATAGTGACAGTACCACTCTTAGTTAATGCAGATGTTGCAGTAACTGTGATTGTTGGCATTGGTGACTTACCGTCAGACACTGCTGAAATTCCTGTAGGACATGTGATAGATCCTACAGTACACGGAACCTGTTCACTACCACATAATGCCATTACCTGTGTAGTAGTTGTCTGTGTACCGTTTACAGAAGTAGTAGTACCTAAGAATGTATAGTTGTCATTAGTTAATACGACGGAATAACCATCGGTTAAGTCGATAACGTCAATCTGATTGACCGCTTTAATTGCCATAATTTTCCTCCTAAATGTTTAATTCGCAGTTGAATACTGCCTTGAATTTAATGTCCTTTGCTGAAATAGTAAACATGAACCCATTATCATTCAGTCTTGAATCATCTAACGGGATCTTGCTGAATTCTGTCTCTCCGTGCCTTTTAATGAACCACTGCAGATATGCATTATCTCCAAATGTTTCTCTCAATTTTGAAGAGTTATCAATCACAACTCCGCCCACATAGATATTCACTGTGAATATAGTTGCCACATCACTGTTCTTGAATGTCGTGCCGTTTGATGATTCTATACACAATAATATAGAATCCTCGCCTTTTGCACCTGTTATACATACTGGTGTACTGTATGTGACAGTATTGTTGATCGTTGTGGCTGTTCTCTGCCATATATAGAATCCAGGACGCCATGTCGGTGCAGTCTCTGACCAACCTGTTTTGGGAGGTGTAACTCCATCTGTTGAACTAGCGTACTCGCAAACAAACTTCTTAACAGAACCCTGTGCTTCTTTAAGCGCTTCATCAACCTTGTTCTCGACCCTTTCAAACGCTCTAATTTTCACTTCGCCTTTTTCATTCACGTATAGGCTAGGGCTGCTTATCTCCCCCTTATCGTCTCTTTCACCTATCTTAATAACACCGTTATCAAGGTTAAGTTCGAACATCTCTCCGGTTATAACGCCAGTCGTGATAGCATTAGCACTGAAATTCCCTTCCAGGTCGAATGCAATCTTTGTGAACGTTTTACCACCATCAACACTGTAGCCAAGACCACCACTAGAGAATTTCCACATCTTGGTATCATCACGCAGTGTCGGCGTGTTCATGATAGACCAGCCACTAGGCTGCCCTTCTTC